ATTAAATTAGGAATATTTTTTTGATCAACAAACTGTTGAAATGTTTTCTTTAAAGATTCCGGAAGAATAGTATCTGAAATCTTCTTTGGTCTATATTTTTCGGCCCACAAAAATTCTGTACTCATAATATATACTCCTCAATAAACATAATATAACATAATATAGATTAAATGTCAACCCCAATTTGAGTTCGAATACTTCAAAGCTCCGCTATCCATTACTTGTTGAATACATTTATCACAAATGTCACCAATTTTAATGTGAATAGGTTTACCGGTAGTCCATTGCCAAAATTCCATATCTACTAAAGTAGAACCAAAATAACCGTTTACTCCATCAGTACTAGCAATTGCTGAACAATCTGGTGCTTGGGAAGGTGCCCACGCAAAAGATTCATACTCAGTTTGGCATGTTTGACATATAATCATAGGATTAATCATAGGATTCCAAGGATGTCCTTTTCTTGGAGTAGCTGATACTTAGAACCATCAATAGTAATTTCGCGATAATTGCCACGAATTACTAGTACACGATCACCAACTTGTGTTTTAAGTGTAACCCAATTTCCACCTTCTGAGAAGCCGTGTCCAACTGCTTGGACAGTTGCTAAAATATGTGGATCTTGTGAACCGTCTGGAAGAAATAACCCAGAAGCAGTCTGTGATCTAGGTTCATCAATCTTAATGACAACTTTATCGTATAAGGGAATAAAATTCATAATATAATCCTTAAAATTAAAAAGTACGGACTAACTGTAAATCCGCGCGGGAATATTAAGCTTCCAACCTATGAGCATTACTTTGCTGCGTTTGTTGCAACCCAATATGTAAATCCATCAGTAACAAAGCGAGAAATTCCCACAGTTGTTAAAGAAACAACATAATCAGAACTAATAATCTTAGTGAGATATTCTGGCTTTAGAATAACATTAAAATCTTCTGTGCATTCACCGACATCAATACTAAAACTATTACTTGAACTATCTTTAGTATTAACAGCACGAATAGAAATTAAATTATCTTCACCAGAAATTGCAATTTCTGGAACTTGAAGAATATCACAGGCCTTAATAATAGTACTTAAATTAGACTTAGATAAGTCAAAATTGATATTTGTTTCCGGAAAATTAATTTCCTTAGATGGTGGAAGAGTAAACGTTCCTGTGTTAGCATANGTATACTTCACGCGTTGCTTACCAGAATAAATGGTAACAAACTTTTCATCAAAATCAAATTCAGGTTGTTCAAATAAAGAAATTGTTCCTAAAAATTGACGCAGATCATAAATTGCAATTTCTGTTTCAAACGTTTCTTGCACTTCAGCACGTGCAAAGATCGTCTTAAGATCTGTAACTGTTTTAATTACATTACCAGGTCTGATAAGTAGAGACTGATTAATGTTTGAAAAATTCTTAATTACTTGTAGTGTCTTTTCACTTAACTTCATAATTTACTCCCAGTGCAGTGTATAATATAATATATCAAAATATAGAATTAATGTACACAGACTTTTATCGTTTTAGTCTGTGTACATTAAAATAATTAAGAAGCTGTATTAGCTACTGGTGCAGGTGCAGGTTGAGCTGCAATAATAATTGCAATAATTGCTTGTAGTACACGTGAACCAAGAGTCTTAATCCAACCAATTTCTTGAACTGCTGCAAGATTAAGTACTGCAGCTTCAATTTCTGCTACATTTCCAGAAATTACACTTGGAAGTACTTCAATAACGAAATTACGTAGAATTGCATACTGAGCTGGCATCATACCTGTTAGAATAACCTTAAAGTCATCCCAAAGAATTGATGCTTCGCCTTCTAAAGAAGCTTCTGCTGCTCCCCAAGCATTAAATAGATCTGTCTTAATGACATCTAAAATAGTAAGTGGATTAGGTAATGTTGTATCTGGTTCCATGAAATTCTCCTTTATGGAAATTAATATTAATATACTAAGTCTACGGGTCTATTTATTACTTCTTTTTTCCTAGCTTTGCCGGATCAACTGTTGCAGCTGCACCAATTGAAGCAAGATCTGCTAAAGAACCACCAAAAATATAGGATCCAACATGTTGCAATTGGATCCATGGACATAACCATACTTTAAGTCCTGCATCACGAGCGTGTTGACAAAACATATAATCTTCTGAAAGATAACGCTTGGTCTTTGGGTCAATAATGCAATCAAAATATGCCATAATTTCACGAGAACCATCGAAATTTGCTGTTCTCACGTGATCTGGTTTATAATAAAATTGTGGATAAGCGGCTGCATACTTTTCAAATGTTTCACGCTTAATCATCATAAATCCTGTTCCGGATTCTAATACTTCTACCGGTTCACCGATAGGAATTTCNTTCTTATTGCCTACAGGATTAAATACATAATCACCGACGTATTTTTCTAAATTATTTGCATCGTCATCAGCAAATCCTTTATCTACTGCAATCTTAATCTTTTCCCAAGCAATACACTTCTTAGGATAAGGAGCACATAGAATATCATAATCATTATCTTCTTGTGTCATTAATGCTAACATGGCAATAACATCTTGCGAATTAAATCCAATGTCAGAATCAATGAATAACATATGTGTACAATCTGATCTTAAAAATTCATCAACACAATAGTTTCGTGCTCTTGTAATTAATGATTCATTAAACAAATAATACATTCTAAGATCAATACCATAATGTACTGCTACTGCAGATAGATCATTAGTTGATCTACAAAACATACCTGCGCATTGTCCACCATACATTGGTGCTGCAACAAATAGTTTTTGCTTCTTGAGTAGATCCATATCAACTCTAATTTCCATAATTAATCCTTCTTATAGTGATCATTATACAATGCAAATAATGTATAATGTAATACTTTCATTAAATCGTCTTTATTATTTCCGTTTTTCTTACCATATCTCCAAAGATATTTAAGAGCGGTATTTCTAAATGTTGGTGTAGCATCCCCTAAAGCAATCCATGCATCAATACATTGGAGATTTTCTATATAGTCTTGATCGGGAGTTTTATAATGCTCTGAATAAGTAGCATCTAGATATTTCTTAAAATCAGCAATAATTCTGTCTTCTTTATATTTATATTGTATTTCTGTATTCTTCGCCATGATATATGCCTTTACGCAAAAAATGTTTCTAGTGTTTTTTCTGGTTCAGTGTTTTCAACTTCATGTGTTTTACTATGATTATATTGAAAAGTGTATGTTGAATCAATCATTTCTAATTCACCAGAAAGATACTTATTAACTTCAGCACACATATCAAGTGCAGTTTTAACTGGAACACTTTGGCAGATATGATTATAATTTTTCTTAGGCCTAAGCAATTCAAAATTATTGGGCATACCCATAATAGTTAATGCTTCACGATATGTAATATACCTGTCTTCATCTGGATGTGTTAAACATGTAGGATAATGTCCCACAAATGCGCCGATGTGATCTTTAGGAATAATAGTGCCACGACGCATAATATTCTTACCAGCAGCTAACTTATCGTATTTATACTTACATTTTTCGTATTCTCTTTCGTAACCATTAGCCTTAAGCCATGTACCTACTTGATTATAATCTAAACGTTGAGATTCAATAAACGAAAAAACATCATTGGATCTAGCGCTAAGAGATTTCATTATATCAGAAGCAAATTCTTTATGAGTAATTCCACCATACATTTCTTCTAGAATGAATCTATAATATGGATCATCCTTAGATGGTGTACGTAAATTAATTGGTTCATTAAGTGTATTTGCATTAACGCTACGAATAAGATCTTCAATCTTAGTCCATGGACGATTAAAATAACCAATTAAAGGCGTTTTAGTTGTTTCTTTCCAGAAAAAATAAAATGAACGTTCACGTACTTGAGGTGTTCCATGAAGAAGAGATCTAGTACGGTAAACAGACATAGTATATCCATTATCACGACCAATTTTGTATAAAGTATTACGTACATTTTCGCCAATTTTACCAGCAAATCCTGGAGCATTTTCACCCCAAAATACTCTAGGTTTAATTGTACTTAAAACATACTGTGCAGTCTTAATCATCCATTGATTATTAAGATTATGATCACCGAATCCCGTTGAAAGTTGTGATAACCCAGCACATGGACATACACTATTAACAACATCAACACTTGGAAGTTGTGGTTGTACATCACCATCTAGATAATGATATGGCATATCATGATTTTGTACTTCGCGATAATAATTTAAAAGATGGCTTTCATTTTCTTGAAATCCAGTATATGTCATAATATATTCGGGTAATTGACCACTATCTTCTTGTTGCGCTAAAGCAATTCCTCCGATAAGTGGAATAATAGATGCGTGAGTATAACTCATTAGGAAAAAAACCTTTCTAAACTCTTCTTTTGTACTGTTTTAGCAGTTTTAATTTTTTCAATAATATCAGCAAATATAATAGAAGACTCTGAATGTGCTTTCCAATATTCAAATGCGATATTTCTCATTTCATTTCTACGAATAGGGTCTTGAGAAATTTTAATAATTTCATTTGCTGTTTCTTGTGGATTTTCTGGATTATACCAAATTGTTCCAGATTCATCTGATGTTGCCCAATTTCCAGTTTTTTTGTGAATAATGTTATCACCAAAATGTTTATGAAAAATTGGAACTGTTCCAGAAGCCACTACTTCTGCATGACAGTATTCAATATTATTTCCATAATAATGAGCTTTAAGATTATATAAGTCAGATCCAAAAGCTGATCTAGAAAGTCGATCCATACATTCAGAATTTATAAATTCTGGATATAAGTATGGTGCCGAACCTGCAACTTCATTATCATAATGTAGTTTGGCTTGACTACGATTTTTACCGCGAATGTATTCCTGTACATCACGCTTAATGGACTTCTTAAAACCATCTTCGTGTGTAATCAAAAGACTCTGTACAGAAGCTTCTAATCCTTCAAGTGTAGTCACAAAATCATGTGCTCTTAAGAACTCATTATGGAGCTTAATTAGCTCTACAGGGCCTTTCCACATAGCACAACGCCCAATCCACTTAATGTGATTGGCTCTTTGTTGTTCAATCGGTTTCCACCATTTTGCTTTATGATTATCATAATCAAATCCTACGCCCATAGTATTGAGTACGGTGTTAACACCATTTTTTTCACAATAAGCCGCAAAAGCTCCGTGTAATGAATGTGTTAAAATAAGATCCATCGCATTGCATACATCTACTAAACGAGCATTTCTAACAATAGATGCATTATTATGATCTACTTGAATCATAACTTTAGGTACATTAATATTTTGAACCAATTCAACAAAATTATCGATACATTCTTCACTGTGCTTAAGTGAAGGGATTGAATATACAACTATTGCATCATAATTATTATTAATATCCGTTAATACAGATTTCATTTCTTCTTTATTTGAACATTTAAATTCATACCGATCTAATGCCATAGAATCTGTTCGTGGCCATTTTTTATCTGTAATGGCAAATACTCTAGAATTAGAATAATATTTTAAAAATTCTACAGCATTACGGGTTACACCGCATCCTTCAACACCACGGCCTAAAATAATAGCAATCTTCATTTAAATTTCCATTCTACTCCAGATTCATAAAACATTTTACGTGACTTATCCCACGAATCTTTCCAAATACCTTTTTCAGTTAAGTCCAGATCCATAGGCATAATTATAGTTTTAATACCAACTTGAATTACGCCCTTAGCACAATCAGAACAAACAGGTAAACCTGTAACATAGAGTGTTGAATCTTTTAATTTAATTCCATTATATGTAGCATTATAGATTGCATTCATTTCGGCGTGAACAATTAATGAATACTTAGTTTCTCTATCTTGTAATCTATCATCATCTTTAATTCCTCTGGGAAATCCGTTATATCCAACAGAAAGAATCTGGTTATCTTCACCAACAATTACGGCTCCAATTTGACGACTTGGATCTTTTGACCATGTAGAAATATGCTTTGCTAAGTCTAAAAATCTTTTATGCCAATCAGTCATACTCATCGTCAATCCAATCTACCCATATATGTATATGCTCTCGTGTTGTTATTTCAGTGTAGTAAACCGCGTGAGCATTAATCTCATTAATATGATATTGAATTTCTTTCTCTAATTCAGCACGCAAATTTTCATTATAAAGCTCATAGGAATCTTCATAAAGTGCTACTAACTTTCTTAAAAATTCAGTGTATTCATCGCTTGAATGTTGAAAAAGTTTATAAATTACTTCTGTATCCATAATCATATACATGCCTTTTTATTTTTTCCATGATATTTTTTC